CATCGCCAGCTTTGCAGGCGCTGGGCTTTGACGCGGACAATCTGCAAAGCACGATGCAGATGGTTGAGAGCAGCATGGAAAGCGCGTTCATGTCGATGGTTGATGGCACGATGTCAGCCAAGGATGCGTTCAAGTCTATGGCCGCTGACATCATCAAAGAACTGTTCCGCGTGCTTGTTGTGCAGCGCCTTGTCGGCGGCATCACAACGGCGTTGGGCTTTCCAGCCGCGCCGAGTGTTGGCGCGCGAGCCGCTGGTGGACCCGTGCAGGCCGGTCAAGCCTACATGACAGGCGAGAGCGGGCGCGAGTTGTTTGTGCCTAAGACAGACGGGCGCATCCTGTCACCAGCGCAGACAAGCAGCATGGGCGGCGGCGGTGCTGTCGTGGTAAACCAGACCATCAACGTTTCAACTGGCGTGCAGCAAACTGTGCGAGCCGAAATCAAGACGCTGATGCCGCAGATTGCTGAAGCATCAAAAGCCGCAGTGGCCGACGCTGTCCGTCGCGGCGGATCATATGGAAGGGCTTTTAGCTGATGGCAATCGCATATCCCCTCACACTGCCGACCATTACCGGCATTCGCAACGTGGACTTTCGCGCGGTCAACGCTGTCGCTTACAGCGCATCGCCGTTTACGTTCGCAGGGCAGGCGCACGCATATCCCGGTCAGATGTGGCAAGCAGAAATTACCCTGCCTGCAATGCACCGCAGCACGGCAGAAACGTGGATCGCGTTCTTGATGTCGCTGCGCGGGCAGTATGGCACGTTCCTGCTGGGCGACCCAAGGGCCTGCGCACTGCGTGGCACTGCGGAATCATGCACTGTCACCGGTTCTTCTGGGGCAAACACTGTCAGCGCCGTTGTGCCAAACGGAGAAACGTTGCTGGCGGGTGATTACATCCAGCTTGGCACTGGATCAAGCGCAACGCTTCACAAGGTTTTGGTGGACTACATGGGAACGGGCGCGGCTGCTGACTTGGAAATCTGGCCTGCGTTGCGGGCAAGCGTGTCATCGGCAAGCGCAACGTTGTCAAATGCAGTTGGCGTGTTTAGGTTGTCGTCTAATGAGACAGGTTGGTCGTCAAACGAACTTGCCAACTACGGTATCACCTTCGCCGCACGAGAGGCTATCTGATGTCAAGAACAGTTCCCGCCGCGATCCTGAGCGCGCTGCAAGGCGACACTGTTGAGCCGTTCTATGCCGTTGAGGCGCAGTTCACCGGCGGCACGGTGCGCGTCTGGACCGGCTACGGGGATCGCACCATCGAGGGCAACACCTACACCGGCGCGGGCAGCTTGCTGAGTGTTGGTGGCTTGGATGAGGTCGCTGACCTGTCGGCAAAGTCAATCACCGTCACGCTGTCTGGCATTGACCAGACGGTGTTGTCTCTGGCGTTGGCAGAGCCTTACCAGCGCCGCAAGCTGCGGGTTTTGTTCGGCGTAGTCAGCAGCACGACATCTGTTGAACTGTTCTCTGGCCAAATGAACACGATGACGATTGACGACAGTGCCGAGACAAGCACGGTTTCAATTTTGGTTGACAGCAAGCTGGTTGAACTGGAGCGCGCAAGCAATCGGCGTTACACCAGCGAGAGCCAGAAATCACGCCACGCTGGGGACACGTTCTTCGACTATGTGGCCAAGCTACAGGACAGGCAACTCGTATGGGGCCGATCAAGCGACTAAACGATTACATTCGCAGCGTGCGCGGCGTGCCTTTCAGCTTGGGCCAGCACGATTGCCTGACGTTCAGCAACGAGGCATTCCGCGTCTTTCACGGTTTTGGCTATGCAGACGACTGGCTTGGGCGATACATGATTGAGACGCCTTATGGCACTCGCTCAATGCGCAAAGATCAGCTTCGCACGGAGTTCGGTTGCTTTACCTTTGAGGACGCTGTTGACCAGCGGCTTGAGCGGGTTTCGCATATTCCGCCACGGGGTGCGTTGGTCGCCACAAGCCGCGTTGAGCGATGGATGATCGGTAACGCGCTGGGCATTTGCGTTGGCACGAAAGCGGCGTTTCTTTCGCGTGCCGGTGTGGTATATTCGCCCCTAGACGACATTGATAGAGCGTGGATACCTAAATGAGCAAGATGCCATTCAACGTAATGCGTCACAACGATTGGGACCGCGCGCCGCGTGATCCTGTTACTATTGGAACAGCGATCATCACCACTTTGGGCGGGTCTACTGCGCTTGCGGGGACGGCACTTGCTTTTGGCGTTACGTTTGCTGGTGTCGTCGGTTATGTTGCAGTCAGTCTTGTCACATCTTGGGCTTTGTCCGCGCTTACGCCAAAGCCCAGTTTCGGTTCGCTTGGATCATCTGGCATCTTGGTCAACGCACGCGATCCTGCCGCCGCGCACCAGTTCGTTTACGGCGAATCGCGCAAAGGCGGCACGGTCACTTTCTTGGAGGCGACTGGTGAGACAAACCAAACGCTTCATCAAATTGTGGTTTTGGCTGGCCATGAAGTTGACCAGATCGGTGACATTTATCTGAACGATGAAGTCGTAACGATTGACGCTGGCAATGTTGTGCGATCCGGCCCGTTCTCTGGCAGCGTTTACATTGAGAAGTTTAAGGGGGATCAAGTTGCTCCGCCCGCCAGCCTGATCGAACTATCAGAATTGACTGGCGATGACGCCTTGACCAGCAACTTTGTCGGTCACGGAATTGCGTATCTTTACATGCGGTTTGAGTTTGATGCGAACGTGTTCGCAAATGGCATACCGCTGGTCACTGCTGTCGTGCGTGGCAAGCGCGTGTTTGACCCGCGCACCAGCACAACGGCCTGGACCGACAACGCCGCCTTGTGCATCCGCGATTACCTGACATCGGCCTATGGCTTGTCTGACAGCAACATTGACGAAACCGCATTTTCCGCTGCCGCCAACATCTGCGACGAAACAGTTGCAACGGCTGGCGCAGGCAGCGTCAAACGATACACGATCAACGGCATTGTGACGGCTGACACGGCGCATGGCGAAGTGTTAAACCAGATGGTCACTGCGTGCGCTGGCACGCTGTTCTGGGGAACGGGCCAGTGGAAGCTGACCGTTGCCGATTACGTTGCGCCGACCAAGACCCTGACGCTTGACGACCTGCGCAGCGGCATCTCGCTGCAAACGCGGACCAATCTGCGCGACCAGTTCAACACGGTGCAAGGCACGTTCATCAACGCGGCTGAACGCTGGATCACGCAAGACTATCCGCCGATCATTGGCGCTGGCTTTGTCGCTGAAGATGGCGGCGTTGAACAATCGCTTGATCTGGCTTTGCCGTTCACGACCAATGCGGCCATCGCACAGCGGCTTGCCAAGCTGACCCTGTTCCGTGGGCGCGAGCAGATGACGTTCTCTGCCGAGTTCGGGATGAACGCCTTTGACGTTGAGGTCGGTGAGATCATTGATCTTGATATGGACCGCTACGGCTTTGACGGCAAAGAGTTCGAGGTCATCGGCTGGCAGCTAAAGGCCAACCAGGATGCTGGCGATCTGCGCGTGATGCTGACCCTGCGCGAAACCAGCGAAGCAGCCTTTGACTGGAATGCCGAGGAAAGCGACATCATCGGCAACAACACCAACCTGCCCGATCCGTTCGGCGGGCTTGCGATCAACAACCTGACGGCCTCTGGCGGCGGTCGCACGCAGGGCGATGGCACGTTTATCAACAGCGCAATCTTGAATTGGGATAACGTCAGCAACGCTTTCTTGGACCATTACGAGGTTGAGTGGAAGCCGTTGTCGGACAGCGTTTACAACGCCACGGTGACAGAACAAAGCGACATTGAATTGTCGCCTGTCATTGATGGCGTTGAATACATATTCCGCGTGCGTGCCATCACCGTGGCTGGAGTCAAGGGTCCGTATTCAACCGTGCAGTTCACTGGTGGTGGGGATGTCACTGCACCGGGCTTGCCAACAGGCATCACAGCAACAGGCCATTTTGAATACATCTCGATTGACTGGACCAACCCTGCGGATGCTGACCTGAACTTTGTTGAGATTTGGGAAGCTGACACTAACAATTCTGCGTCTGCTACGCGGGTCGGGATCAGCGGGGGAAACACATTCCAGCGCACCAACCTTGGCTTGAACGTCACCAAGTTCTACTTCCTCAAGGCTGTTGACTACAGTGGCAATGCGTCTGCCTTCACGGCAGGTGTGTCAGCGACCACGACATATCTTGATGACGAAGCCTTCGCCAACGGCATCTACAGCTTGTTCACTGAGCAGGGGCTTTATGCCATTGAGGATGTGACCAGCTTGCCGCCGTCTGGAGACTTTACAGGGCAGAAGGTGTTTAACCGCACTGACGGTAAGCTGTATCAGTGGACGGGCAGTGCTTGGGAACTAGTTGTTGCTGATGTTGCTGCTGGGTCTATCACAGAAACCAAGATTGCCAATGATGCTATTACCACACCTAAGATATTCGCTGGGGCTGTGACAGCCAATGAGATCGCAGGTAATACGATCACAGGCAATAAGATTGTTGCCAACACGATCACAGGTGGCTTGCTGGCGACCAGCGGTATCATCACTAATTCAGCGCAGATCAATGATGCTTTGATTACCAATGCGAAGATACAAAACGCTGCCATCACGACACTGAAGATTGGAAGCAATCAGGTCACGTTTCCGCAGTTTGCAAGCGGCGTGACAAACTTAGACATCCCTTCATCTAATGGTGCAACCTTTCTTGCGTCAATAACTATTAACCAAACAGGCGCGCCCGCTTGGATTTTTGCAGAGTGTGTTTATATCCCTACAAATGGAAGTACTACAACTGCAAATGACTGGACACAAGGAAATTTTTCTTTAACTGCTAATGGTTCGCTTATCACTGGGCTGGATGGTGCTTTTGCAGGTGGCATTAATAGCCCATCACTAATACTAGATACAACTTACACGTCATTTGGGTCCACAACATATCAATTTACTTTTGACCCGACTAACGGAAACGTTCCTTTTACGCGCATAGTTGGCGCAAGTATATTTGTTGTGGAGTTAAAGCGATGATTTATGTTTCATTTTACGACACAGTTACTGGCAAGATACTGCGAAAGGCGATGCTTGACCCAGACATGGTTGATGCAAACACGAACGCGGGCGAGGGCTGGATTGAGGGCATCCACGATGCAAACCTATTTGTCGTAAAGGATGGCAAGGTAGAGAACATTGCGCAGGAGCATATTGAGGAAGCACAGATAGCATCCGCATGGTCAATGTTCCGCATGACGCGGGACTCACGCCTTGCAGCATCCGACTGGACCCAAGTCCCTGACGCCCCTGTGGACCAATCTGCATGGGCTGAATACCGCCAAGCCCTGCGCGATCTACCTGCGAACACGACCGACCCACGCAATCCAGATTGGCCAGCACTACCTGCGTGACATAGGTAAGTCGATGTGATAATCTGCCCATGCATATGCAATTTTAACCTCTGGAGGGCCTAGAATGGCTACTTTCAACAAGGTGAACGACTTTGTCGCAAACGCCGTTCACAACATGGACCTTGAGAGCGATCAAATCGTCGTCGCGCTTTCAAACACAGCACCCGGTTCGGAAACACCAAACCCAGCCGCTGACGGCAATGGCATTAGCCAACGTGACCCAGATCACCTACACAAACCTGTCGTCGCGCAACGTGACCACCACGTCGTCCACGCAGACAGGCGGCACCTACAAGCTGGTTCTGTCGGACATCACGCTGACATCGACTGGCGGGTCCACTGGTCCGTTCCGTTATGTCTACCTGTTCAACGACACCGTGACTGCGCCTGCTGACCCGCTGGTTGGCTATTACGACTACGGTTCGTCGCTGACGCTGAACGATGGTGACTCGCTGACCGTTGACTTCTCTGCCGCTAACGGTGTTCTGCAAATCGCATAAGGCTACACAATATGGTGACGCTCGTTAATCGCGCTAAGGTATCCACCAGCACGACAGGCACAGGCACGATTACGCTTGGGGCTGCTGCTGATGGTTATCAAACGTTCGCTGGAGCGGGCGTCACCGATGGCCAGACGGTTCGCTACGTTATTGAGGATGGGGCGAACTGGGAGATCGGGGCTGGCACCTATACGGCGTCTGGCACTACTCTTAGTCGCACTGTAGTCGAAAGCAGTAACGCTGACGCGGCTATTAACCTGTCTGGCACGGCTGTTGTGTTTATCTCAGCGGCAGCTTCTGACATTGTTCAGCCTAACGACAACGTATCGGTGCTGACTAACGATGCTGGCTACACGACCAACACAGGCACGGTGACTTCCGTTGCAGCTTCGGCTGGCACAGGTATCAGCGTCAGCGGTTCGCCCATCACGACCAGTGGCACGTTGACTATTACCAACACTGCGCCTGACCAAACGGTGACCCTCACAGGGAGTGGTGCAACCAGCATTTCTGGCACTTACCCTAACTTTACGGTGTCTTCAACGGACACCAACACGACCTACACGGCTGGCACTGGGCTGTCCTTGGTCGGAACCACCTTCAGCAACACTGCGCCTGACCAGACCGTAAGCATTGCTTCTGGCACTGGCATCAGTGCAACAGGAACCTACCCTAACTTTACGGTTACTAATACTGCTCCAGACCAGACTGTCGTTCTGACGCAAGGTGCTAACGTCACAATCACTGGCACCTACCCTAGCTTCACGATTGCATCTGCTGTGTCGGTCAACACTCAGACAGCCACTACAAGCAGCACCACGCAGACAGCCATCGCCACCTACGCCACAGCGTCCTTTGATGCAGCCAAGGTTGTCGTAACTGCTGACAATGGCACTGACCGCACAGTGAGTGAGTTGTTGATTACTTGGAAAAGCACGACTGCCTACGCCACTGAGTATGCCATCATCAACACTGGTGCATCTGCCTTGGCATCCTACGCTGTTGATGTATCGGGTGGGAACTTCCGTATCCTTGCCACTGCTGCTTCAGCTACCAGCACCAGCTACACGATCAAGGCAATCACGCTCTAATCAGCCTAACTGGGGGATATTGAACCTATGGCTAACGACAAAGACTTTAAGATCAAGAACGGGCTACAGCTTGGTGGTGCCTTCATTGAGAAGGTTGGAACTATTGCTGGCAATGCTACGCTTGATCTAAGCACAGGCAATGTGTTCGACTACACGCCCACTGATAATGCTACGTTTGCCTTCAGCAATGCTGGTGAGACTGAGCATAGCTTTGTGTTGAGTGTGGTTGGTGCAGAGGTTGGAGCTTCTGTCTCATCGGCCTCTTATCTACAAAGTTTTAGCGTCTCTTCTCAGGAAAATGTCCCATATGGTATTTTTATTAGACCTGATGGAACTAAGATGTATATCGTCGGAGAGTCTGGGGATGATGTAAACGAATACGACCTAAGCACAGCTTGGGATATTTCTACCGCATCTTATGTCCAGAATTTTAGTGTAGCTGCTCAGGATACGACGCCAACTGATGTGTTTTTCAAAACAGATGGCACTAAGATGTATGTCCTTGGCCTTTCTGGGGACGACGTAAACGAGTATAATTTAAGCACACCTTGGGACATTTCTACTGCTACCTACCTTCAGAACTTTAGCATTGCTTCGCAGGAAGGTTCGCCTTTTGGTATGCACATAAAGCCAGATGGCACAAAAATTTACATCCTTGGATTTTCTGACAATGTAAATGAGTATAATTTAAGCACACCTTGGGACATTTCTACTGCTTCTTTTATTCAAAATTTCAGTGTAGCTGCTCAAGATGGGCAGGCGGGCGGTATTTATATTACAGAAGATGGCACATCTCTTTATATAAGCGGCATCAGTTCAGACTCTATTTATGAATATTATCTAAGCACTGCTTGGGATATTTCCACAGCTTCTTTTGTTGATGGTTTTAGTGTAGCCGCACAATCAACTGGCCCCTTGGGTTTGTTTTTTAAGCCCGACATATCGAAGTTTTATGTTGTTGATTTTATCAACAAAGGCGTTTTTGAATACAATATGCCAGCCCAAGACCCAGCAACCCTAACCTACCCAGCATCTGTCTACTGGCCCTCTGGCACTGTACCTGATGCCCCTGCGGTTGGCGAGACGGACATCCTTGAGTTCAACACCACAAATGGTGGCACAGTTTGGTATGGCACTAAAGCAGGGGATGCAATGGCATGAGCGATTTTGTTGTAAAGAATGGTCTTCAGCTTGGTGGATCGGTTAAGGGCAGCGTGGGTACTGTCACAGGCAATGCTACCCTAGACCTAAGCACTGGTAGCGCCTTCGAGGTTACACCAACGGCTGACGTGACGTTTGCATTTAGCAACCCACCAGCGGCAGGTAATGCTCAGTCGTTTACAGTCTTACTTGCTCCGTCTGCTACAGTCACATTTACCTACCCAGCCTCAGTCAAGTGGCCTTCTGGTACAACACCAACTGCGCCTGCTGACGGTGAGACAGACCTGCTGACGTTCTACACGGATGACGGTGGCACGACTTACTACGGCATCCAACGCGGCGATAACATGAGTTGAGGAGACTAAGATGTACGTCAAGATCACAAACGACCAGCCCGTAGACTTTCCCTACACAATCGGGCAATTCCGTCGTGACAACCCTGAGACCAGCTTCCCGAAGATCATCCCCGACACGATGCTCAAGCGGAATTTGGTTCATCCAGTCATTGAGTTGTCTAAACCTGCATACGATCCGCTGGTGCAAGACTTGGTGATGGATGCAATGCCACACAAGGAAGTCATCCGACTAAAGACCGAACAGGATGCCACTGACCCTCTCACTGGTGAAGTGGATCAAGAGCAAGTCGGACAGCCTGTCCACGGCAACCGCTGGTTCATAGGTTACACGGTCAAGGACAAGCCTGTTGAGGTCGCTAAGTCAGCAGTCCGTAATCGTCGTGATGCACTGATCGCAGAGACTGACTGGATGGCCCTGAGTGACAACACGCTGACACCCGAATGGTCTACCTATCGTCAGGCACTTCGTGATATAACGGGACAAGATGGCTTTCCGTATCAAGTGACTTGGCCCATCAAACCATAGTAAGGATGTGACATGCTTGGTTTCGCGCCACTAGCTTCTACCACGCTGGCAGATGATGTCGGGGCTACAGCCTTTGACCTAGCGGTTGAGGCAGGTTCTTTTGTTGCGACCTTCCAAGATGTTGACATCAACACTAGCGCCAACATCGGCACTGCGGTATTTACTACTACAACACAACCTGCAACCTTTTCTGTTGCTACTCCTGTTGAAGTAGGTTCGTTTACTGTTGCTGCACAAGATGCAGGCTTCAGGTTCGATGCTAAGGTTATTGCCCTTCGTGGTACTTACCTAATCGCTGCACAGGTAGCTGACAAGCACCTTAGCAAAACTGCTGAAGTGGCTTTGTTCACAGTTACAGGTCAAGCCTCTGGTTTGAACTACAAGCTACCTGCTGGTGAAACAACATACACTTTTGCTGGTCAAGACAGTCTGTTCAACACTTCATTCCCATCTGGGGCTGGTACATTCTCTCTGAGTGGACAGGTTGCAACTAAAACTGTCTCCCGTTCGTCAGGAAGTACTTCTTACACTGTCACTGGTCAAGACGCAGAGTTCCTACCCACTACGGTCTTCGCTGTTGATGCTGGTGTATTCACTCTCACGGGTCAGGACATCAACACACAGAGGGGCTACGGTCTCCTTGTTGACGCTGGGGTGTTTAGCCTAGTCTATCAGGACACCAACACAGCAGTAAGTCTGTCAGGAGGTTCTGGTTCCTTTGTAGCTACAGGCCAAGACGTTAACTTTGACGTAAGTGACAACTTCTTAGCTGACACAGGTTCTTTTGTTGTAACTGGTCAAGATGCTAACCTACCTCGT